CTCTTTTTTTAATTTTTCAGAATGATTTTTTTTATTAGTATTTTTGATAACTCTAAATCTATCTAATACATAATCTCTATTATACCAAGATAGATATTGTAAATTATCACCAGTATTATTATCATTACACATTGGACATCTTCCAGAACTGGATGCTGTTCTAAACCAATTCATTATACATTTAGTATGATAAATATGACCGCATTCAAGTTTATAAGTATCTGAATTTGATAAATCTATATCATTCAGACATATTACACATTTATTTTCTATAGAATTTTCTTCCATTTTATTAATAAATATTTTAAAATTATTATTATTAAACAAATTTGCGTATATATTTAAAACTAATATGATAGAAAAATATAAAATAAATGTGTGGAATATATTTCTATTTAACTTACAATCATTCAAATAATGATTTGTTAATAGAAAAAGGAAATAAATGTACTCATAGAGGACCAGATAATTCAAAAAGTTTAAATTTTAAAGATTCTATAAATTCTTGTAATATATTATTTTTATTTCACAGATTATCTATTAATGGTTTAAATGATAAAAGTAATCAACCTTTTAAATTAGAATCAATACCACATTTAATATGTATGTGTAATGGAGAAATTTATAATTATAAAGAATTAGCAGATAAGTATTGTATTGAATTAGAAACTGATAGTGATTGTGAAATTATAGTTCATCTAGCAAATATCATGCGTATTTCAGAATTTATAAATGAATTAGATGGTGTTTTCTCTTTTGTAATTTATAATAATATTGAAAATATAATTTTAATCGCTCATGATCCTTTTGGAATTAGAGCTTTATATTATTCATATAAAGATAATTATTTATCAGTAAGTTCAGAAATGAAATGTTTAGATTCTGAATATGAAAATAATGTTAAATTTTTTCCACCGGGTTCTTATGGTATTTATGATATACAAAATAAAAATCTAGAAATAAATCAATATTATAATTTTGATAGATGGGAACTAGTAAATGATTATGATGAATGGTTAATACTTAGTAATGAAGACCAAATTACTAGAAACATTAAAATTAAATTAGAAAATGCTGTTAAAAAAAGATTAATATCAGATAGACCAATTGGTTGTTTATTATCAGGTGGTTTAGATAGTAGTATAATTGCTTATCTATTAAAAAAACATAATCCAAATTTAAGAACATTTTCAATTGGTTTAGAAGGTTCTCCTGATGTTTTATCAAGTCAAATTGTTGCGGACCATTTAGGAACAAATCATACAAATGTGGTAATTTCTACTGAAGAAATGTTAGAAGCTATAGAAAAAACAATTTATCAAATAGAATCTTATGATATAACAACAATTAGAGCATCTGTTCCAATGTATTTGTTAAGTAAATATATATCAGAAAATACAGATATTAAGGTTATTTTTAGTGGTGAAGGAAGTGATGAAGCTTCTGGTTCTTATTTATATTTTCATAATGCTCCTTCACCAAACGATTTTCAAAATGAGTGTATAAGATTATTAAAAGAGGTTCATATGTTTGATGCTTTAAGAGGTGATAAAACAACAGCAGGTAATGGATTAGAAATTAGAGTTCCATTTTTTGATAAAGAATTTATGGATTATTATATGTCTATAGATCCAAAGAAAAAAATTGTTAAAGATGGAATGGAAAAATATTTACTTAGAAAATCTTTTGAATTTGATTTACCTAAAGAAATTGTTTGGAGAAGAAAAGATGGATTTTCAGATGGAGTATCAACATTAGATAAGCCTTGGTATGATATTATTGAAGAATATTCACAAAAAAATTTTCAATTAAATGAGAAGGATATGTATAAAATGATTTATAATCAATATTATAAGTCTGATAATTTACCTCATTACTGGTTACCTAAATGGTCTGGAGATTTAGATAATCCATCTGGAAGATTAATTTTGGAATAGAAACTATTTTGCATTTTCTGTATAGCATTTTGAACTTTCAATTCAGACAAATCACAATCACTTACTAAATAATTTATTAATTTAGATATATCTATATTAGATTTAAATGATGGTATATCTTCATTATATTTATCTTTATACATATTAAATATTTCTATAGATTTTTTATATCTTTCTAAATAATCTTCTGGTATCTTATAAGTTTTATTACTTTCTAAAAACGATTCTATATTATCATATTCTTTTATTATTTTAAGAGCTTTAACATGACCTACTCTTGGAATATTTTCACAATAATCACAACCACACAAAATACACAATTCTATAAATTTATCATGACTTAATTCTAATGAATTCAATATCTCTTCTAAATTAATTACACTTATAATATCTTTTGTTTTAACTGTTTTATCCAAATTATTTCTTATCATTTTAGGACAATTATATACTAATGCGTCCATATCTTCAGTAACAACATAATCAACATAACCAATTCTACATAATTCACTTGCTATACCTTCTGCTTCTCCATTTTCATCTTGAATATATTCAATACCCATTAAATTTAATAGTTTCTTAATATCATCAATATGAGTTTTATTAATTCTTGTTGACATTTTTTCATATTTTAATATATCTTCTTCGCTACTAGCGCTTTTTAATTTACTTTTGGCATTTTCCGCTTTTTTATTTCTGTCTTTAATTAAATTATATTTATCTGCTGGTGGTTTTCCATCAAAAACATATATTGGTTCAATACCTAATGATAAATAATTTATTGTTTTATAAAATATTCCTGAAATATGTGATGTTACTTCTCCTTTTTTATTTGTCAATAATTTATTATTACTTCTTATATTCATTAAATATTGATAAATTAATATACTTGTATCAATTGCTACTTTTTTACCAGACAACTGGTATAATTTCTTTGTTTCAATACTACCCTCGGCATTTTGGCGAATAAGTTTCGTAAGAGATTTAATTCCCATAACTATATATATAGTTTATTTTAAAATCTTTATATAAATTTCAAATTTGTTTAATGTGAAATAAATTTATGTATTGATAAGTAAATAAGTAATGTCAACATTATCTATATTACTTGAAAAAACTTTAATTAATTTAAAAAAAGAGGTAAATGATCCAAAAAATACAGAACTAATAGATTCTATTATAGAACCAATTATTCACAAAATTATATACAAAATATATCCTTATGTTTTAATATTCACAATAGCTTTTGTGAGTTTATTTATACTTATGTTTTTCTTATTATTGAGAAATGTAAAGTATAAAGAACCAAAATTAAATTAAAAAAATAATAATTATCTTAAAATAACTAATGATTTAGTTAGAGTATGCTAAACCACCCATACCAGACATAATTCTGAGGACATTGTAGTTAACAGCATAGATATTATGATTGGTAGTTAATTTAGTTCCACCAATCTCTAAAATAGCAGTATCAATTCTAGAGAAGTTACAGGTTCCAGATGGTTGGTGTTCTTCAGGTTTGAGGGCAAATGAATAGACATTAATCTTTTCAGTCATCTTAGAAGTGCGGCAAACTGGGTTCTGAGCACGAGCAATGAGAGTGACCATCACTGTCAATCCGTTACCCACAGTTACGCCATTAAATTCTGTGGTATCAACAGTTATAGTAGTTTCCGCCGTGTCGTTTATAGTAGTTACTACGCTATTTTTACCATGATTGGCCGTACCGGTGTCGCGAGCATCATTGAATGAAACCAAAACAACATCCCCTATTTTAAAACCGTGTGAAGAACTAAAAGTAAGAGTAGAAGTGGAGACGGTTGACACATTCTTCTCGATTACTTCACTTACAACAGTAGGTGTTGCCGTTGCCTTGATATTTTGACCAGGAACAGCAGTGTGGTAATCAAATGGTTGTCTGAGCTGGAAGTATTCAGAGTTTTGTACTGAGAATCTGTCGTGGCCATTCAATTTAAGCTGGGCGGTACCGTAATCCGGATCCCCTCCACCTGAAGTCCAGATTAATTCCTTAACTGGATGATTAAAAACTAATTTTTGCGAACCATCACCAGTAGCTGCTTGTTTTTGAACCTGTTCAATCAAGTATTCGTGAGAAACTTGAGCGAAGCGTCTTCTTTCATCGGTATCAAGGTAAATGTAATCAACAAACAAGTTAACAGTTAAATTACTACCTAGGCCATGCCCGTCACCACAAACATCATTAAGAATTCCAGTCGTTAATAAAACTTTAACTTCGTGGTATTGAAGGGCAATTAAAGGTAAAGCTAAACCAGGATTTCTGCAAAACCAGAAGTTAAGAGGAACTTGAACCATAGAAGGTCCAGTCTTACCCGCATCACTAGCTCCAGCAACTCCAACACAACCTTGCATACATTTTAATCCATCAGCTTTAGGTCCAGGAGTAGACAATTCATTCCAAATGTTATTCCATTCTTCGTAGTGTCTATCAATCTTTTGACCACCAATTTCTAATTCAGCTTCTTTAACAATTGCTGAACCTTTAATGACTCTGTCAGCACCACTAACAGTAACATACATCTTGTGAATTAAATCACCGTTTCTTGAAATGGTAGCATTTGCTTGATTGCTGTTTGATCCAATCTTAGCTTGACCGTTAAATGATTGCGAAATGGCTTCCATTGAAAAGTTAGTGTGTCTTCTGTAGACAACCTTGAAAAAAGTAATTTGTGGATTACCCGTAAGGTAAATATCCTGTGCGCCATAGGCAACAAGTTGCATTAATCCTCCTCCCATATTATTTATAATATAGCTTAGAAAAAAATTTTAATAAAAATAAACAAATAAATAATATTTTTATTATTATTTAAATAAAAAGTAAATCTTAAAAAGAGTTATCTTAAAACAACTAATAATTTAGTTAGAGTATGCTAAACCACCCATACCAGACATAATTCTGAGGACATTGTAGTTAACAGCATAGATGAAACCACCATCTAAACCACCAGTAACATCTAAAATAGCAGTATCAATTCTAGAGAAATTGCAGGTTCCAGATGGTTGGTGTTCTTCAGGTTTGAGGGCAAAGGAGTACA